GTTGCACTACTTACTGATTCACTGTCAATAAGTTTCTTTGTGGCAACGACAATAGGGCTTCTATAAATTTTATAGAAACTAAAATTCTCACTGCCTAATTCGCTGTCTAAATAATTTTTATATCTAGCAATATTGCTACTAAGTAAAAAACTAGTTTGACTAAGGTCTGCAACAGGATCTAAATTAGGCCAACTCTTATATGTGCCATCCAGTAGTTCATTACAGCGTTGATCAACACCATATGAATTGTCTCCACTCCAGTTAGCAGTGTCTGCAACATGACCTGATGCGCCATTAAATGGATAGTTCCATATATCTTTTAAGTCTGCCATTTAATTTCTCCTTACGTCAATATGCCCTGGCGTCCACGCTGGTTCTGGGCTTGTGTTATCATACCGATAATCTTGTTCTTATTTTCTATTAAGAACTGTGTTCCTGTTTGTGTGTCGATAGCGTTAATGTTAAAGTTAACAACTGTCTCACCACCACCACTCATATTTAGTTGGTCATTTGGCACAATACTTCCCGACCTTGTGGGCATAAACATTTCGGGTCCTTTTTCACCAACCAAGTAATTTACACCTGATGCAACAGGACCACCTGCTGCTCTTGCTGGTAATCCACTAACTCCTGGTGGGACACCTGGTGATGTTGGACCGCCAAATAATTTACCTGCAAAACTTGTCAACCAACTTGTTGAACTACTAACAAGTGGATTAATAAATTGCTTCTGGATAATAGCGGCTAGGATGTCTTCAAGAATCTTATTAATATAGTCTTTAAAACTGTTAAGACTTAATTTACCCTGAGCTACTGCACGAGCAATTTCATTACCAACACTACTCATACTTTTTGTAAATACATCTTTAATTGTATCAGCAAGTGTAACCATCTTTTCAAGTTCTTTTTGTGCTTCTGGAAGTCCTGAACTTGCTAAGATTCTTAGGTTTTCTAAATAAACAGCGTCTGCAATATTGTTTGCTTCTTTGGCTGTCTTTAACTTATTAAACGTATCCAGCATATCCCTGTTGCGTTGAATATTTGCTTTTGCTTGCTTCATTGTATTATTAAAATATTCACTATTATTTGCCAACTCCAGATATCCAGACTGTGCTTCTTTTAGTTTAGGAAGAAGTAATTCCATTTGTTTTCTTTGTTCATCAGTTGAATTAGATGCTGAATCAAGTGCTAATTCCATCATAAAGATTTGTTTGCCCAATTCGGTTGCTTTAGCGATCATTTGATCTTTATAACTTAAAAGACTACTTTGAGAACTAATAAGGTTGTTGGTGGCATCTACTTCTTTTTGTGTTAATTGGTTTATAACTTCCTGGATATGTGCTGTCTCAAGACCCAAAGTCTTATTTTCTGCCAATGCTTTTCTGGCCGTTCCTAATACTTTAATTTTTTCAAGTTCTTCTAGTCTGGCTTTCTTATTTGCTTCGACTAATGCTATTAATGCTTTTTCTTGGTCAGTATATGAAGCGGAAATTGTAAGTCTTAGTGGTTGACTTGCAAGTTCTCGTGCTTTAGCAAACTGTTCTAAAACGGCTTGGCCTCGTTCAACTTCACTGGTTAATTGATTCATTTGTGCCAGTGCTTCAGTATCAACCTTACCTTGGGCTATAGCCTGTTTATAATTTAATTTAGCATTTAATAATTGTTCTTTTCTGGCAGTCTGTAACTTTTCAAGCACTTTAACTTCGGCTTCCAGGCCTTTAATTACCCTGCCGCCAGTGCCTGGTGTATCACCTGTAAACTTGGATAATTCGTTTAATGCGTTTTCTATACTGGTTGCTATATCGTTAAAGCCATCTGATTTTGACCCTTCGTCTATTGCTCCAAATAATTTGTCTATTGCTCCTGTCATTTCACCAACAACAATAGCACCTGATAATATTAATCCAATAAGATTTGCTCTAAGTGCTTTACCCAATTTAATTGCGGCTGCCCCTGACACAGCCATTGACTTGCTGAATCTTAATATAGCAACAGTAGCAAGTGTTGCCCAATTACCCACTTTTAGTGCTATAAGCGCCATAATGGCTATTTTAAATTTGTCAGCATTTGCAACTACAAAATTAATTCCTTTTGCTAAGTTAACTGCAAATATACCAGCAAGTTCACCAAAACGTGCAATAGCCTCTCGGTTTAATGTTAATAGATCACGGATTGTTGTTGTCAGTGTTTTTAATCCTGGGGCGGCACCTTCACCAAATGCAATACTTGCCAAATTGATAGCACCCGCTAAGTTACTGAATGCTTGACCCAGTGTCCCGGCGTTTGCTTCAGCCGCACCACCGAATCTTCCGCCTTCTTCACCCAATGCTTTAAGTTGTTGAACAAGACCTTTGCTTGACTTAGACAATGCTACCTGATCTTCACCAATTCTGGCAACAAAGTTACCATTCTCTTTGCTAACTTTAATACCAAATTCTTTTAATCGCTCGAATTCACCAGTTAGTGCATCAGCAACAGCCTCACCAAGTTGTGAGAATGATTTAGCGTTTGCTGTAGCAATATTACTGAATGCTGTTAGACTTTTACTGCTGGTGTCTAATCCAAATCGACTAAAGATTGTGAATGCGTTAGTGACATCTGCTAGGTCTTGTGGTAAGTCATCTGCAAGTTTTTGTAATCTTTTTAATTCGCTGTTTGCTTTAGCAGAACTACCCAAGAATGTGCGTAATACTGTTCTATATTTTTCAAAAGCAGTATACTGGGCAATGATTCCCCTTGCCGCTGAGCCAGTAGCAAAACCAACAAGTGCTGCACCTGCTACTTTTAAGGCACTTGACAATCCACTAGCAGACTTTTCAGTCTTTCTGATACTCTGATTCATACGACCTAATGGGCCGCTAGTTTGATCGGTTGCTTTAATTATGAGTTCGTATGTGCTGGCCATTTATCGTCTCCCCCTGGATTGTTTATTCTGAGCCTTTTTTGTTTCTTGTGCTATATATTCAAAGTATTTAGCCCAGCCTCTGACCTCAAAACTGCTCATTGTCATTATTTCTTCTACCGTCTTTCCTAAATCCAATGCTAACTTGTAATAGAATAGGATTTCAGGTAGTTTTTTTAGTTTCCCAACAATTCATCCGGATCTTCTGGTGTTACATTCATACTTGTGATAATGCGTAACATAACTGCTGGATCAACTGCTTTCATTAATCTTAATTTGTCTGCAACTTCAAAGATTTTATTTCCTTCAGCATCTTTTGCTTTCATAATAAGTGTCATTACAAGTGCTTCCGTGCTTTTATTCTGTTGCTGTAAATCAATAATAACTGATTCTTCTGCAAGTGTTGATGTTGGATGCCAATATACTTCTAAGTCCCACTCTGGAACTTTAATTGGACCTTTTAGGTCGCTGGATAACATTTCTTTAAAGTGTGCGGTTGCTCTGTCAATAGCCTTTGTCATATCTTCTTCCTTTTATTAATATGTTTATTAATGGCTGGCTGAACAATACCTCTACGGTTTTGTCTACTACTTCCTTTATCAAGGAATGTGATATAAGGAACACTATTGCTGATAATCTTACCTGAATAATATCTCTTATATTTGGGGGTGTATCGCCATCCACGTTGTGCTCTACCAGTTCTAACTGGTGTGAGTTCTTTGATATCATCTTTGATATCTTCTAATAGGTTGTCGATGGCAATTACAATACTGCTGTCAATATGATTAATTACGTCATTTGCTTTAGTAAATGTTGCCATCGACTTCCCCCATTAGTTATTAGGTGTCTTCACTATAACTTAGTGGTCCTGTGCCTTCGAATGCCATTGAATATTCAACAGCACCGTCGAAACTTGCACTTCTTGAAATGCTTGTTACGATTGCACTACCATTGTAGTAAAGTTTACCTGTGCCTTCGCCTTCTGGATAAAGTTCGAAGTCAATTGTATCACCCGCTTGGATCACCGGTGGTGTTCCAGTTGAGTGGTTTAGTTTCGCATCGGTGTTGTCCCAATAACCGTCGATTGTTCCGCTGAATGCTGTAAATGTAGATAGGATTTCACGTGCTGATCCAGTTGAGCTCATAGATGTTACGTCTAATGTCTCTGCTGTTTCCTCAAGTGAGAAACTAGTAACATTCAGAATTTCAGCAGGTGTTCCGCCAGTTGTATCAAGTTTTACAACACCGTCGATTCCCTTCTGTTCCGCCATGTTTTTTCTCCTAGGATTATGGCGTGACTACTGTCACATTATGACACTCTTATGGAGTGCCTCTTTCATAAAAATACCTTACCGTGAGCACCATCACCGCTTGTCCATATGGTGCGCTCTCTGCTATCTCACGAATACTTACCTCTGACACTTGACAGTCAAAGCAATTTCCATTTAGTGTAGGGTCTAAATCAAGTTGTGTTTCTATTGCATCAATAA